GGTTAGCGACGGGGGAATGGATCCCCGTTACATGGTTCAGTTTGCAAGTAAAGGTTGGGTAAGCGATGAGTAATCTTTGGTTCAACATTCGTTTTGGAACATATCATTGGCAATGGGGTCCTGATGGTATGTCATGGCGGCAAAATCCTGCGCAAGTTGATTGGCGCGAAAAAGAACCTACTACTTGGAAGTGGTTTGCAATTTATTGTATTTTTGGAAAGCATCTATAATGGCTAGCAAATATTCACAAGAGCAATTCGTTGCAGACAAAATTTTGCTCGAAAAAATTTATAAGTTTGCTGGCTACAAAAAAGAACATTTGCCTGCTTTGATTAAAGCAGTTAAGCAAGGTGATCTAGCAATGGAATCAATGGTTGAAAATGCAATTTCCCGTGTAGGTAAACTTGAACGAACTGATCAAACAGGCATGGATTTTACTGACGGTAGCGATGCTAAAAAGGTGACAGTTGTCAATCAAGGTACAAAAAAATCTCCAATCCGTGGCGCAGGATTCAGTAGTAAAAACAAAAAAGGTGTACTCCGTGTAGTTGTTGTTGATCCACTTGTTGAGAAAGTTTTTTACTTTAGAATTCCTCCTGAGTTTTATCTAGGTCAGGAACAGAAACGTCGTGAACTTGGGCTTAGAATTCTTTTTAGCAGAGATGGTGGGAAGCCCAACTTTAAATTGCGTAGCACTACAGCACAGGAAATGTGGTCTTTTGAGGTTAAAAATTTTAAGGAATTGTGTAAATGACAAAACTTTACCGTATTACACCAGTAGACAAGAAGTCCATCACCGCCGTTTATGATGTTTACAAGATTGACGAAAATAATAACGCACGAGGATTTGTTGTGCGTGAACTTTATCGTTGGGGGCAAGGCTTTCGTGAACTTGACGAACCCATTTATGCCGAAGATAAGTGGGTAATCTGTAATAGTAATTTGGGTTGGGGTGCAGAACTTGATGATGGCATAAGTATCGATTTTGAATTTGACGATAGTTTTACTGACGAGGAAAAAGCCGAAATTGAAGAACATTGGTGCAACGGTGATCCAGAAGATTCCGATGGGCGATGTGGTGCGGCTTGGCTGTACGACTATAGCGATTGGTTAGTGGAAGAAGATTACATAGAAATTTTGGGTCCGTTCAAGGTTGACATTATTGACGAAGACCAGTATAATGTAACTATTGAAGAAAATATTGAACTACAACCCCGGCCCAAACTAGACCCAAATAGTGCATGGCCCTTTAAATGAGGAATATATGAGCGCAAGTTGGATTCATAAACTAAACGAGAGCGACAGTCGCCTACACAAGGAAGATGTTATCCGACAGGCGCTTGAGGCAAGTGTCCTAGGTAGCACTAATGCTCAAATATTTTTGGGTTTGCTCAAAGCCTGCTATAATCCCTTTGTTACATTCAATGTGCGTCAAGTACCTGATACTGTAGGCATCGTCAATGCCGAAAATCCATGGACTGATTTTAATGAGCTACTACTCAAGTTAAGCAGACGCCAACTTACAGGCAACGCCGCCCGAGATGCTATTGAAGAAATGGCATATAGGTTTGACTCGGATGAATGGAATAATTTTTGTGCACCAGTCATTCGCCGTGATATGCGGGCTGGCATCAGTGATAAAACTATCAATAAAATCTGTAAGAAAACAGAATACGAGGTTCCGATCTTTGGTTGTCAACTTGCAACTAATAGCGAAGGGCGCCCTGAAATGAAGGGCATCAAACGCCTTGAGCCTAAACTTGACGGTGTGCGTGTATTGATGACTGTCATCCCTAGTGATGACGGTGATGTTACTGTTATTTCACTTAGCCGCAATGGGAAATTGTTTGAGAACTTTGGTCACATTGAAGATCAAATCCGTAATAATTTTGTAAAACTAGTCCGTAAGGCTGCAACAAGTAATTTGAGCATGGGCTTTGTGCTTGACGGTGAGGTGATTGGTAACACATTCCAAGAACTGATGCGTCAGGCTCGCCGTAAAGAAAATGTACAGGCTACTGATAGTGTGTTTAATATCTTTGATATTATTCCTCTAGAAGATTTTCGCCGTGGGCACTGGAATGCTCAATTGAGCAAACGCATTCAAATTCTTGAAGATATGCGTCCGATTATTATAAACATGCCCAATGTTGAACTGTTACCGCATATCATGGTCGACCTTGATACTGCGGCAGGTAAGGATCAACTCAATCGTTATGCTAAGGATCAAGTTAACGCGGGATTCGAAGGCATTATGATTAAGGATGTTGGTGCACCATATGAATGTAAGCGTAATACATTCTGGATGAAATGGAAGCCTACTATTACTGTTGACTTGACTGTAGTTGGCCTTGAAGAAGGCACGGGTCGCAATGAAGGTCGTCTTGGTGCTCTTGTTTGCGAGGGTGAAGATGATGGTAAGTTTATCCAAGTAAATGTTGGCAGTGGTTATAGCGATGAGGATCGTGATAGCTACTGGGAAAACAGTAACGCTATCATTGGTCGGACTGCTGAAATTCTATGTGATGTAATCACACAGAATCAAGACGGCAGTTATAGTTTGCGTTTTCCTCGCTTTGTGAGGTTTAGGGACGATAAGTAATGGCAAAGTATTTTGACAAAAGCACTTTGTCAATACTCAAGGATGCAAGTAAAGAGATTGTAGCAATACGAAACCGTATTGCGAAAGAAACTTCAGTTGATATACTTGATACCGATGCTATTAGTTCTTTATTCATCTATGAAATTGTAAGCCAATACGATAATGATTATAATATAAACTTTGCCCGCAATGGCGAAGATGCAAAAAGTAATGATATCCTTATCGAACAAAAAGCAACAAGAGTAAACGGTCCATTAACAAAAACAGGCAAACCAAGAAAAGGAGCAGGCTTAGATGCCTGCTTCCAGTTTCATGCTATGGGTGATTTAGATTACCCAAGATATATCTTCGTAGCAAGAGATAAGGAAGATTTATCCATCCGTAGAATTTACGACATATCGGATAAAGAAAATAAAGAAAAGGTTTTAAATCATTTGTTATCTGAAAGAGATGCATGGCTTGATAGGTGTAAAATAGATAAACGACTTATGAAGCGTGACATTATTACATTACCCGAAACTTTTATTTTAGAAAAACTTACCCTAACTAATAAACTTTTGATAGATGGTTGTGTTATACTTAAAGACTAAGGTATAAATACGTTACCATGAAAAAACTTGTATTTGATGAAAATGATTTCTTACGGCAATTCACTTTGCCTTCCGTTACCTTTAATGAATTTTGCGATAAGGTCTGTGTACTTGATGTAATGGATCGCAGTGGTGCGTTTGTAGTCCGTAGCAACCTTGATACATTTGTTGACCGTGTTAGTAAAAAAGATGACCGCAAACAACGGTTAAATTTGTACAAACAAAACTTGTATAAAATACTGGTAACTGATGCTAAACAAACATTACTAAGTTGGTTTAATCGTTATGGTAAGTTAAACGATCCTGTAGAATTTTACTTTGATATTCCAAATGCAAAGATATTGCATAACGACACCTTTGCAGGCAGAACAAATAGCAAGTATGGCAAGATTTGCAAAAACATAAACTTTGTTAATTTTTATAATACAAAGAAATTATGGACAACTGATAGTGAATATACATTTGGACTAATGCGTGTTATGTTTGAAGATTTCAAACTACGCAATAGTTTGGTAGGTCCTGCATTCTTTGACCATATCTGTAAGTACAACGGAGATAGCAGTCAATTTTGGCTTGACTTTATGATTGGCGCTAACCGTGCCAGCATCTTTAATCCTGCAACATACAAAGGCATACTTGATGAATTGTTTACGGGTGATACATTGTTTGCACCTGTTATGGGCTGGAACAGCTATCAACTTGCATTCTATAACAGTAAATTCAAAAACTTTATTGCTACTGATGTAATACCTGATGTAGTTGAAAATGGTAAATTATTACATGAAAGATTCACTACATATCAAAATCAAAGTCTATTTGAAGTTGATACAAAAAATGTAGACCTATTCTTGTGCCCTAGTGAAGAATTAGATAAAAAGCATTATTTCAGCACTAACTATGCCAATTGTGTTGATGCTGTGTTGTTTAGTCCACCTTATTTTGATTTAGAAATATATCCTAGTGACAATCAAAGTTTCACTAGTTATCCTGATTATCAAACTTGGTTAGTAAATTACTGGGAACAAACAGTAATGTTGTGCAAAAAAGTAATGAAGCCCGGAGCAAGATTTGGTTTTGTCATAAGTAACTATGTCAACAAAGATAAACAAATGACCACAATAAGCCAAGACATGCATAATATGGTCATGAAACATCTTAAACTTGTGAAACAATATCGTGTACAGTGGAGTGCAATCGCAAGCACTAGGCAAGCCAAGAAAACAAGAGACGGTAACTTTGAAGATTTATATCTTTACAAAAAGGATTAATCATGCCATCACTAAATGACTATTTTCAAAACAATTCATATAAAGCCAAATTTTTAATTGGCGACAGAGTAACAGGTAAATGGAACAAAATTCCATTTGTGGGTACAGTATTGGTCGAACATAGACTTAACGAAGATGATGGACCTAATGTTAAGATTTACTTAGATTTACCCATAAAGTTTAAAAACACTTGGCATAATATTATAAAATTAAAACCATCAGAGTGTAAATACTTTAAATGAATTTTCACACTCAACAGCTTTTGGCATTTTATACATTGTCAACAAAAACAATTTGTCAACAAACAATTGACGAATTATATTTCACTGCCCATGCTGCAAAAGAACCTGTACTTTTTGTTTTTACAATGGTTTGGGATGTTGTTCATATTCCAGAGGATGGCTGGACAACTATATTTGACATCCTTAACAAATTTTCTACACATAAAAATGTTAAAATTCTGATTTTATTTACAGATTGGTTAAAAGATAAAAAAGAAATACAAAAATTTTACCAACTTAATAATACTGAAATTGAATTTGTTAACGGAATAATGTTGACTGCATACTTAGAAATTTACAAACAAAAAAAATCTGAAACTAATAAGCAATGGAATCATGACACGGGCAAGTTTTTATTCTTAACAGGTAAATGGTGGAAGGCTAATCGTTTCCCATTGTTGAAAAAATTAGACGATAATAATTTATTACAATCTTCCATATACTCATTGTTCATGCCTCCTCCTAGCGATTATTGTAAAAGTATTAGTCCATTTGATGTATCGCATAATGATTTGATTAAGTATGTTGGGTACAATAATAATCCTGACAATACACGCACATTGCAACACGGAGAAAAAGAAGCATACTGGACTCATCATATTTCTGCAATTCCATATGATCATTCTTTATATGCAAAAACAAGTTTTCGTTTGATCACAGAAACATGTTGGGAAGATGGTGTTGATAATGATCCATGGCTAACCGAAAAAACTTGGATCACTATTTTTAACAGACATCCTTTTATCTTAGCGGGGGAAAGGCAATCACTTAAAAAACTTGAACGATTAGGTTTTAAAACATTTGAAAAATATATGCCTATACCATATGACAACTTACCTGATAATCGCAGAATGGATGCGATTGTTGAAAATACAAAGTATTTTTTAGAAAATATGGTAAGGTATGAAAAAGAAATTCGCAATGATGTTGAACAAAATTTTGTTCGACTAATTGAACTATGCGAACAAGATAATACCCGTATTAAAAATTTTATACGGAAATATAATTTAAGCACAAACACTTCACAGTTATTAGCTACAACATTTTATTAAAGGAAATATAATGGTTACAATAGTAAAACATGAATGGCATAGCGTAGATAGTCAGTTTGCAGTAGAACTTGATTTAGATTTACTAGGAGAAATATATCCTGATAAAGACGAAGAAGAACTGCAAGCAATACTTGATGGCGTTACTGATGGCACTTACGAGGTTGAAGATATCGTAAATGATGCATGGGAAAACGATGTTGAAATTTTTTGGGAACGACAATATGATGATTGGTGGACTGACCGTAAAGGCGGTTATGATATTACATATGAACTAGGTGATGAGAATAGCTGGCATAGTGAACCTCCTCCCCCTGAGCCTACACATAAGTGTACCAAATGCCGTTGGAAGGGACAAAAATATGAATCACATACTTTATATCTAAATGAAGATGGTTCTATTCATAAAGATGACGATTTAGAATTTCATTCTACGAAAGATGTATGTCCCATGTGTGATAGTGATTTGGAACTTACAGAAGAAGGAAAACAAAAAGAAGTTAAACTTAAAAAGTTAATGGATGACTTAGACAAGGAAATTTTTGACGATGAGTCCTGATATTATAGGCAAAACGCATAAATTTGAAGATGGCGACAGTATAACAGTCATTCAAATCAAAATTCGTGATGAAAACGAACCATGGGTTACCTATCATGTACAACAGGGTCCTGGAATC